AAACTATAGCAGTTCCATTTCCATTTAAGGGTATTAACACTAATACTAAAGATGATATATCCTATGGTCGATTTATTCAGAATATACTAGTTAGCGATAATAAAACAGGAGCGTTGCGGTATGGTACAGAATTAATTGCTAGTTTTCCTTTTTCTGATACTTTTTTTACTCGGGAAGTTTTAGCAATTATGCCATTCTTAAAAGATGATGGAACATCTGAAAAATTAGTATATGTGAGTTATCTTGGACAGTCAGCTATTACTCATGAAAATATTACAATTGCTGAACATCCAACTTTAGCTGGATGGTGTAGAGCGACACTTGTTCTTGCCAATTTTCAACCAGATTATAGAACATTTTTAAGAAATTCAATTAATGATGGGATACGTGTTTATTTTAAACAGGTTCTTGGAGTTGAAACAGAAATTAGCGTTGTAACATCTACAGATCAATTAATAGTCTTTGATTTTCCTGTTGATAGAGCTAGCATTACTAATCCATTTAATTTTTTTATTGAAAAAGCTTTAATCGCCAGAGTTACTGCTAACGAAGCTTACGAAATAATAACTGATCAGGTAGACCCGCTTGTTATTGTCTCTTATGTCAACTTTCAAGGCAAACTATTAATTGCTAATGGAGTTGATCCAGTCAAAGTATATGATGGTAATCAATTAGTAGGTTTAAAAGCTCCTGTTCCTATTCCTAATGTTACTCCTATTACTGTAAATGGTTCTAACTTAACTTTTTCTATTCTACAAAATTACCTTGCTACGTTGCAAGCTGATATAAAAGTAGGTGATGGGCTTACTTTAGTCAGTGATAATGAAAATAGAGCAGTTAGCATTACTAACGTAGTTTATAATGCACCTGCTAATAATCAGGTTGCAATTACAATAACAGTTAATATTGCACCTCAAGCTAATGTAAAAAAAATATTATATCAAAAACTCTGTCCATCCTTTAGCTATTTAGCTGTTGTTCACAAAAGACTATGGGCAGTAGCAGAGGGTAGAACATATAAAAATAAATTTAGATCACCGCTTTTAGCTATGAGAGCTTATTATGCTGCTAAAGTAGAAAGCGTCTACGATTGGTTTAATCCCCAGACTAATCAAATTGACTTCATTAATCTAGCTAATAATTCCAGTGTTCCAGATAATCTGGAGGCAATAACAATGTTTGAAGGGAGAACCTTGTTTTTAGGAAGAGAAACAACGCAGGTCTTTATTGGAGAAGATCCGACAACTAACGATGATGGACAGAATATTACGTTGCCAGATTTTAAATGGGAACAGACTTTGCCAGTGGGGGTAATTCAGCAAACTCTATTTGTAGAAGTACCGAATAACCTTATATTTTTATCCAAGTATGGGATTGTTTCTTTGACTTCAGTAAGTGAATACTTGCAAAGGAAACTGCAAGTATCCTATCAGTTTTCAACTCCGATTGATCATTATGTCAATAGTCAGCTTAGTTTTATAGAGACTGATAGAGACTTTAGAAGTATGCGAGCTTTCTTATATCCTTATGGGAGATTTTTAGGTTTTAGGATTAAATATAGCTGTTTTATTTATCAGTTAAATGCTGAGGGAGCATGGGTTGTATTTAGTGAAAACTTTGCTGAAAGTTCAAGTATATTATATGATTCAACTACTCAAGACCTATACCTTGGGATGCCGCAAGGAGAATTATTGGTTTACTCTGATAAAGTAGGTAGGCAATCATATCGTGAATATGGTAAAGGTTATATGTCATGGTTTATTGCCTATAACTGGACATTTTTTGAAAATACATGGTCAAATACTGATATTTACATTGATAGTAAAACTTTAGAACCGATTACTGTAATGGTCAGAGTATATCTTGATCAGGACGAGACCCAAAGTATTAATGATCAATTAACTATAGAAAAACAAGGGGTATTATATGATGTTTCTCCTTTTGGTTTAAAACCATATCCTTTAAATGAAACATCTTTTACTCATGAAATAATAAAATTTACCGCTGATTCTTTAATGATTGAATTAAGCGGAATAGGAAATGATTTATTTGTGTTTAATAGATTATTTTTAGCAGGAGGAGCTAATTAATGCCTTTGAATCCATTAATTTTTGATAATAATTATTTTGCTAAGGTTCAAGCTAGGAATGACTTTATCAAAGCTGGTGATTTTGACAAACAGTTTACTACTATAGGCAGTTACATTAACCAGTTTATAGTTCCGACATTAAATCAGTTAATCTCTAGTCAAGTACCTGGTTCTAATAACCCTATAGACGCAAATAAAAATCTTATTAACGTTGGTGACGGCACTACTAAATGGGATTTTCCAAAAGCTGAATATATACCAGATTACTCATTATCTCTTAGCAAACTTGTACAAGCAAATGCAGGTTCAATACTTGCTACGGATAATAATCAAATATTTAGAGTAGTTAGCCCTAACGGGAGTGGTCTTGCTTTAACAGCGAGAGTGCAAAATACCCCTATTTGGAAAAAAATAGTAGGTAATGAATCAATTAGTAATAGAGTAATAACTAGTGATAAAATTGCTTTGCAAGGGCTTAGGTCTGAAAATTTTGGCATAAGTTTTGAAAGAACTTATATTAGAACAGTTATTAGAAATCAATTAATAGCAGCAAATACAATACCTAGTAGTAAAATAGCCAATGGAGCAATAACTGCTAATGTATTAAGTCAGTCAATGGTTAATTATTTAATTGGAATAAATAATACACAAATTGCTCTAGGAGGTAATACTGCTCCTGATAATTTTATTACAAGCCATAAATACATAAATTATTATCCAGGTGCTGCTTCTCCTGTTGATCATACAAAAATAATACCTGGTTTTCAAATATGGCAGACTTTATATTGTGGAACTGAGGGTTATAAAGCATTTACAGTTCAAAATATTGCTAATGGAGCAATTACTAGCCGAAATATTGCAGATGGTAGTTTAAATGGAGAACGTTTATTTTTTTCTCCTGATGGTAAATGGTTTAACAAAAGGACACCTAGACCAATATCACAATTATTAGCTGATGGTTGTATAGGAGTACAAAATATACCTGTTAGCTGGAGACAAAAATTAGGGTTGTAATATGAGTATAGATCAATTTACAAGAGATGCTGCATATTTCCAAGTCATGAGAGATCGCTCTATGATGATAAATGCTGAAGATTTGGATTTGCAATTTAATAATATGGTGGACTATTTGAATACAAAGATAGTTCCTATTATAAACAACTTTGTACAAGGTCAATTTATAGGGGTGAATAACCCTGCTTTAGCTGGAGCATGCTTACTTAACGTTGGTGATGGCACTACTAAATGGGAAAGTATTAATTCTAATATTTTCCCTGATTATTCTATTGCAAGAGCAAAATTTAGCCCCGTTACTCCTTTTAGTATTATAGCGACTACTCAAAATAGAAATTGGGTACCTCTACCATCTAATTTAAATGATAGTATATTATTTTCTAGAAATGCACGATCACCTGTTTGGCGTAAAGTAAATACTGGAGATATTGCTGATAAGACTCTAATAGGTGGTCATATAGCCTTAGGAGCGATAAAGATTGAACATTTAGGAGATGGACTTAGGGAAGCATTATTTGCAGCTCCTAGAATAATATTAAATGAAAATATTGCTGAGGCTCAAATCACAGAGGGGAATTTACAAGATAATAGTTTGTCCGCAGAAAAATTAGATCCTACATTACTTACAGCTAGACAAAATGGTATAACTGCATGGAATTTTGCTTGGCGTGATAACTCTATAGAAAATAGACATATAGCAGACCAAGTATTGATTGGAGGACAAGGTCTTAATAGTGTACCAACTGCGAATGGGCCAAAATACGTTTGTTTGCAAATACGCTATTCTGCCCCTAATACTGATGATAATGCTAATTATACATTTACATCTGATAATATTATTGATGAATCCATAACAGAAACTTTGATTGGTCCTACTCCTGGAGTTGGTTTTTACTCAAGATTGTTAAATGAATATCAGTTTGAAAATGGTGCAATAGAGCCAAGACATATACAAAAT